TTGTTTTAATTCTTTCAAATTCGTTTCTATCAAAGTTTTCATCTTCTCTATTTTTTTGATTAACAGTTCTTGAATGATAAAATCTACCATCTTTTTTAAAATGTATAGCACCAGCAGTTTCTCCTAGATATATCCAATTCATAGCTTGATATATTTTACCTTTATGGTTTTGCATAGGGTCAGCATAACTAATAACTGCTTTTATATTAGGAAAGTCTTTATTAAGTTTTTTAAGACAGAATGCAACTATTTTAGAAACAGGATTATTATGTTTATTTAATGCAACTCTAACAAGTTCACAAACCTCATAAGGTGTTAAATTAACTATTTTACTCATGTTAGGATTAGCACCAGAACCAAAAATTACAGAACCTATAAATGTACCATATTCCCAAACACCAAATCTAACTAATTTTCCAGATGGAATAGCTTTAGAATAATGATAATTCATTACTGCATATTTAGAAGCTTCATAACTGCAATAATCTATAAAAAGACCTTTTTTATCCATTAATAACTTGACCACATTCTTGACAAATTTCTTTAGTGTCTTGATCTAATTTTCCTTGATCATCTAAAGTAGTAGGCTCGAATGAATCTTTATCTAATAAAATATCTTTAAGTTCTAAACTATCAAATCCAGTTAAATCCATATCAAATTTATCATCTTTTAAAATTTGTAATTCGGACATTAAAAGTTTTTTATCCCATTTTGATTCTTCTCCAGAACGATTATCCATTATTCGATAAGCAAGTGCCTTATTTTTATCAAAATCTCTTTTAACTACAAAAGCTGTTTTATGATTTAATTTCTTTAATGCTTTCCATCTAGTATGACCGACAACTATAACATTATCTTGATCTATTACGATAGGTTGATTATATCCAAATTCTGCTATAGAATTTTTAACTTTTTCTACAGCTTCAGTTGAAATATCTCTAGGGTTATTTTTATAAGGTATAATTGAATTAATATCTACTTCCTCAATTTTCATATGTTTATTTTTTTAAGTTCGATAATTGTACCAATAGGAAATACATTACAATCTGAAAATTCTTCATCTTTTTCATCATATGTACTAAATGTTGTTAAATAGTTTTTACTCTTTTTAAATAAAAAAGCAAATGTTGATTTTATCGCTGGTTTCATATTAGTTAGTTCTTCAAAATTTCTATGTCCAGCATCTCCATAAATATCTAACCATCTAATTTGATAAAAGTAATATTTCTTTTTATTTACAATTATAGATTTATATTTAATCACTGTTCTAATTGAAGCATATGTTTTTCATCATACTTATCTATTTTATAGGTTTTACCATCTTTAAAAAATTTTTCAAAATTACCATCTTGACCTTTATGCTCATAGCCTAGTTTCTTCATTCTTTCAATAATATTAGCCAGATGATTTATTTTTTGATCATTTTCTTGTATTTCCCATCTTTTTTGAGATAACCAAGTAGCAAAATGAGGAATAAATTGAATTTCTATTCCTTTAATTTGATTATTATAAATTTTAGATAGCTGTTCAATATCAGGTATTTCTGAAATATGCTTTTTAATTAATTGAAAAGCTTTCCATTTTGAGCCTCGTTTTATATCTAGTTTTTCCCAAAGCTGTTCAAACGAACTATCATATTTATTATTAGGTATAGGATTAGGTATAGGTATAGGTGCTATAATTTTGCTAGTAGCAAAATCTCGTTTTGCTAGACCCCCTTTTTTACCAGCTTCTGCTCTAACCTTGTATTTATTAGATAAATATTCATGTTCTTGTATTAATCGCTTATGAAACCAAGTTTTCTTATTTCTATCTTTGTTATCTTGATCAACCTTAAAAAATTCTTCAAGAACTTCATAAACATCAATACAACATTGATCATTCATACATTGACAAATTCTATATGCTGATTCAGTTGTAAATGGTTTAGCATTTTTAGTCCATGCAAAGCTTAATAATCTTATATAAATGCCAATTTTATTATTAGTTAAGTGTACTGTTTCTGCTGTGAAAGTATCTGTAAATAATTGCAAAGCATGAAATTTATTCGTTTCCTTCTCCATAAAATATATCTCCTTTTTCTAGTTGTTTGATTTTTTGGTTTGTTTCTTCTAATAGTTCATCTTCTGTTCCAAACAGATCAATGAATTTCGATTTACCTAAATGAATAGATTCATTTCCCATATTATGATGTAAAGGACACAATGGTATCGTTTTATCATGTGGTGGTCTTAAACCTATTCCAGTATGCTTTCTTATATGATGAATAACTGGCTCTGAAAATTTTCCTAATTTAGAACAAGCTATACAACCTATTTCTCTTAATTTGTTAAATCGTTCTTTTTCTTTTTTTTTCATATGTAATTTAACTCTATTTTTATCTATAACAAAAAAATGTTCTTCTTTTAACTCTGCCATTTCACTTAAATATTTTTCATATTCAATTTTAATTTTAGCATCTTTTTCAAAAGTATCTTCATAATTTAACTCCTTATTAAGTTTAAATTCTAAATAACTAAGAATTTTTTTTGGCTTTTTTCTTATTACCGATTTTATCATAAGAAGTAATAGTTTTACCTCTAAAAGTATCTAACCATTTACAATGTTCTTCCCATTCTTTCTTAGTCATTTAATTTATCCTTTATTTTTAATATATGATTTTCAATAGCATTTAATTCAACTTGTATATTATTTTTATTAGTTTGACCGTCATAATCTGAAAGCTCAATTAATTGTCCAAGTCTAATCATTCTTAATAATCTTTTAAATGCTCGGCGAACATGCATATCTGACATATCAGAAACATATAACCAAGTATTTTTTGATCTACTAAAATATTGTTCTTCTGGAGTAGATTGTTGAGTTTCATCTGTTTTAGGTATATCTAAAAAATCATCATTCATAAAAGTTTCTCCTGATTACTATTATCTTCTTTATAAGGTTTCCAATCAAAATCTACAAGTCTATATTGTTTTCCATTATACTTACTCGTAAAAGTTTGATCAGTATAACTCTTAGCAGTTTTTAATTTATCATAAGGAATAAACATATATTCTTTGCCATGAGTTATGCCTAATGATTCTTTTTGTCTTAAAGCTTTTTTATAAATATGCTCTCGGACTGATACTTTGCCCAACCATATCTTCGTTACTTCTACTTTTATCATTATAGTTCTCCTCTAGTTTATCTATTTTTGACATTGCTTTTTCTTTTGTAAGTATTGAAATATCTGCGCCATCTAAAATTTGATAGGCATCTCCAATTTGAAATTGATTTAATGGGATATTTAATGCTTCACAAAATTCTAACAATTTAATTGCATCAATTTTATTTACAGCTTTTTCAAATTTCTGAACTTGCTGAAAAGTCACTTTTAAAATATCTGCAATATCTGTTTGAGTTTTCTTTTTTGCATAGCGATATGCCAGTAGCATAGATGCTATTTTGAATCGTTTATCCATGTTTTTCCTGTGAGTTGTGGGGTAAGAAAATCGAAAAACTTACCCCATTTATAACTAGAAAGGGAGCATAAATGAATACACTCAATTTCTTTTTTATCCGATTTAAACATAATTGCAATCTATTTAACTTCTAGTGTAAGTATATATAGAATATTTAACTATTTTTTTATTTTTTGCTAAATAGGCAAATAACTATAATTTTCAAATATACCGCTAAAAAAGTGTTATTTTATAAGCGTTCTCAACTGTTTACATACATTTGAAAATAATTAAGAATTAGCAAATAACTAAAAAGGAGAAAAAAATGACATTAAAAGAAATATTAACAAAAGTAACACCTAATTATCTTTCTAATCTAGATGATAATTCATTAAGAACATTAAATAAAAATTTACATCTAGCTAATACATTAGCAAGAGTAGAAACTAGAATAAAAATCAAAAATATTCAAAATATTGTACATTCAGAAATGTATAATAGAGGTTTTGAAGGCGTTAAAAATCCAATTAACTAAAAAGGAGAAAAAAAAATGAAATATTATAACATTTATACTAAACAACCATTTTCAGGAAAAAATCTTGAAAAGTTAGAAGCTACAAAGTTAGAAGGTGGTTTTTGTACTTTTAATCAAGCTAGAAAATTAGGAGCAAAAGTTATTAAAGGTTCTAAAGCTATTTGCAAACTTTCTAGAATGATTTCAGAAGGTAAAGAAAACGAATTTAGATCATATTCAGTTTTCCATCAATCTCAAATTGAATTTAACAAGGAGGTAAAATAATGAAAAATAGAAGATTTTATCTTTATTATTCTAATAAAGATTTAACAAAAGGTGCTCAAATAGTTTGGCTACCTAACTTAATATCTTTAATATCAGCTGTAGAAGAATTTAAAAAAGAAAATCCTGATTTAACAGTTGATGCGATTACAGAAGACGATTTAAGAAAAGGATTATTACAACAATAGTAAAAAATCTAATATCAATATGTATATGGTGCCAATAGGTGCCATATACAAAACAAAAACTAAAAAGGAGAAACCATAATGAAAAATAAAAACTTTAAATCAATTACTAAAGACTTAGAGAAAAATCATAAAGGAAAAAAATTTTTTCCTCACATGGATTTTCAAGATTGCCATAATAGAATAAATCAACCAATCGAAGTTAAAGATATAAAAGTTAATATAACTAGATTAAAATTATTAAGAATAATATAAGGAGAAAAAATGTACATAGATGAAATAGACATAGTTACACTAAACCATAAATATAAA